CCTACGACATCATGTTCGGCGCCGCGGCCGCGGCGCCGAACATGATGTCGTAGGACGCCATGTGCGAGCGGCTGGCGCGGCTGTACCAGACAGACAGCAGGCAGCTCAGGCCGTTGTTCGTGGTCACCGTGCGCTGCTCGATGAACTCGCCGGCGATCATGCCGACCGGGAGGCCGGCGGCGATGGCGATGGAGTCAGGGCCGCAAACGAAGCCGACCGTGTTGGTCTCGGCCGAGGTCCAGCGGTTGTTTTCGGCGATCACATCGAAGCCGAATCGGCCGTTGTTCAACGGGCCGTAGCGGCTGTCAGGGAACGCGGCGGTACCGGCGGCCGCGGTGGTGGTGCCGGAGAACTGGATGCGAGCCAGGTGGCCGCCGTCCAGAATCAAGTTCTTCGAGCGGTAGTTCTTGGCCAGGGCAAGGATCGCCGGGAGGTCGGAGCTGTCGAAGTTTGCGGCGGAGCCGATGCCGGTCACGGTGCCGTAGTTACCAGTGACCATGAGCGCGGTCAGCACGTCGCTGATGCCGTAGGCGAACAGGTCAGCAGAACCAGCAGCCAAGTCGGACAGCATAAAGCCCTGGTTGAGCTCCTGCTGGGTGACGGTGAAGTTCTTCGAGATCTGGTTCACGGTGACCGAGGTGGCGGCCAGCGTCGAATCGTTGTTGGTTTCCCAGGAGGTCGGGTTGGTCTGGGCAGCGGTGCCGGTGGTGTACTTCTTGACCTGCACCGTCGCGCGGGGGCGGAGGTTGTCTAGGCCGACGTTACGGCTGAAGGCGGAGACCAAGGCCAAACGAGTGGCGGCCACGGTGATCACGGCGTCGGCGAGGTAGTCGACAACCAGGCCCGAGGCGAACGTGTTGGCGTTCTGCGGGGCGTGGATGGCGCTCTGGCGCAACAGCTCGCTATGGTTGGAGATCAACCAAGAGCGGCGGTCGGCACCGGCCTGGAGCTTTTTGTGCTGCTCGAGGAGCGGGTTGCCGAGGTTCTCGATGCGAACCGGGGCGATGGGCTCCGGTGCAGGGGCGGCGGTGATGGTCTTGGCGCTGATGGCAGCGGCCACGGCCTTGGCGACGATGGCGTCGATGTCGAGGGCGGTCGGCGCACTAGGAGCGGCCGCCACCACGGTGTTGGGATCAGTCATGTTGTGTGGTGTCTGCTGTGATGTCGGCGCGGTTGTCGCGCCATCGGCGGCAGCGGAGGTGCTGCCGGTCGAAAGTTTGTCCTCGGACTCAGTGAGCTCGTGCTCCTGGTCGAGTTGAATGGCGAGCGCCGTAAACCAGTCACGGCCGGCGGCACCGCCCCAGAGATTCGCGGCCACGTCGGCCGGTGTGTTTGGATCGGCCTCAAGGAAGCGTTCATTGCGCGCCCACCAGGCCACAGCCTTCTGAACCTTCTCGATGCTAGGCTCTTCGCCCTTTGCCATGTTGCGGGCCTCGATCACGGTCGCCTCTTCGAGACCATCGCCACCGAGGCCGTCTTCGTATTGTTGAATGCCGCGTTCGAGATTGCGGCGAACGGTGGGCGGTGCGGAGCGTGTGACCGCCCGGGGATGCCAGCAGGCAGCCATAGCGGGCAGCTCGGTCATGCAGTCAGCGAATCCGAACTGCATGGCCTCCTGGGCGGTGAACCAAGTCTCGGAGCTCATTGCCGCGCGGATTTGAGCGACAGGCTTTCCGGTGCATTTGGCGTAAATGCCGGCCAGGATCTCGGCATGCTGGTCGAGAGCGTCCGCCATCTTTCGCATATCCTCCGAGGTGCCTGCCACCATTCCGGAGGGGTCGTGAATCATGAACAACGAGGCGTCGGCCATCTCAACCGTGTCACCGGCCAGGGCAATGATTGAGGCAATGGATGCGGCAATGCCGACCACACGGGTGGTCACCTGGGCATTACGGCCGCGGAGCATGTTGTAGATGGCGAGACCGTCCCAGACATTGCCGCCGGGGCTGTTGATCTCGACCACAAGAGGGCCTTGGCCGACGTCCTGCAGGGTTTGGCTGAAGGCCTTGGCCGACACACCGGATCCGCCGAACCAGTCCTCACCGATTTGGTCGAAGATCTGGATGGTCGCCGGCTCCATGGCCGAGGCCCGGGGCTGGTATGAAAGCCAGTTGGTTACTTTAGTCATTCGGTTTTCTTGGCCCTGGGTTTGCGTTTCTTCGGGGCGGCCACGGCAACCACCTCTTGGATGGGCTCGGCCGGGATTTGTTCAGGCATAGTGCCCGACGGATCATCCTGCATGGCCATGTCGGCCGGTTCAGGTGCAATCGGCTGCTTCTGGGCGGTCGAGATTTGCGAGACGTCGATGCCGTACTTTCCGGCTAGGTCTTGAATGTATTTGGCCTGTTGGGCCTTCGACTCCAAAGCGGAGCGCCAGTCGATGCCTCGGGCGCCGTAAATCTCGTCGAAAGTCGTCACACCGGCTTCCAGCTCGGCCAGTTGGGCGGCAGAGTTGCGGCCGACGTCGACATTCGGGGCTCGGGGCGCCTGGATGGCGACTTCGTACCAGTCGTCGGGAGAGTCTCGAAGGCTGGGGTCAACCCGGATGGCGTACTCCATGACGTGTTCCCAGATACGGCGGGCGGCCGATGCCATCACCTGGTGGCGGCTCCGGAACCACACCGACGACATATCGAGAGCGCCGCGGTATACTGTCCCCTGCATTCCCTCGGGGAATACCAGGATGTACGGGATGCCGACGCCGGCGCACACCTTCTCAGTCAGGTTGCGCCAGTATTCGCGCATGTTCACGTTGGGGCGGTCGGCTTGGAACTGCTCAAACTCGTCGCCGGACTTCAGAACCTTCACCGAGGAACCGAACACGTTCTCGTAGTAGTTCTGTGCGGTGCCCTGAGAACCGGCCACACCGGAGCGCAGGCTGGTGGCTTGGACCTCCCCGGAGCTGGTCTTGATGACCTGAGCCACGCTGGACGCCAGCTTACAGGATTCCATCTCCAGCTTTTGGAGATCGTCTAGGTCGTGCAGGTCGTTGATTACGCACGCCACAAACGGCAGGCCGCGGAGCTGGCCGGCACGCTGGGCCTCGTAGATGTGAATGATCGAGTCGGATGAGATCGACCGGACGTCGGCGAGCTGTCCCTGTTGCTGCTCCTGGCCGACGAAGTAGGAAATGGCTCGGCCTGTACGGGGATCGAACCGCACACCGTCGAAGATGTCCGGTTGATTCTCCTGCCCGGTAGGGGTGGAAACCTGCTGCGGCTCGATGAGCTGCAGGCGGGGCCGGCCGGTTTCGCCCTTAGTGAGCAGGATAAAAGATTCGCCGTCGTAGAACCAGCCACGGGCGGCCAGCGACATCAGGGTGCCAAATGACTGCCGGGATCCGATGTCTGGATATCTGCACCAGATATCCCACCATTTCTTAGCCTTGAGATTCCATTCCGGATCCGAGGAAGCCGGCTGCACGCTGAAGTTGCTGCCGACCGTGTAGTTCTCGAACAGGTCACCCAGGCGGTTCATCACCGCGTTATTCTGCTCGAAGAACCGGGACTTTCGGACAATCTGCTGCCGGGTCGAGCTGGTGACATCGAACCGCACCGAGGTATACGACGTGTCGAGGAACGAACGACGAATCGAGTTCGAGGCGCCTTCATAACGGTCGACGGGTGCCGAACGGAACTTAGCCAGGATGTTGTCGAGGAAACCCATTAGGACATCCCCACCTGGTAGCTCGCCTCTCGGCGAAAGTTCGAGAAGTCGCCTCCGAATGACGTCACAGCAACGAGCACAACAGCCATCAGCTTGGCGTAAATCTGGGCATCGGTGGGGCTGGCCACGCCCTCCTGGTTGAGATAATAGACGGCCAGGTCGTAGTCATTGAGCAGGCTTTCCCACATCTCGACCATCTCGGACGGTGTTGGGGCGCCTTTGCCGGGCTCGGCGAACTCGACGGAAACATCCGACGATGAGGTCGACCGGACCACCTGGCCGGATTCAATCACCGACGAGGCCGCCACGGACTTGGCCGACAAGGCAGCCAATAGGGTTACACCACCGAGCGTCGAGTAGACAGCCCGGAGGTAGCTCCTTTTGATGGCCACCGTGAATGTGAACATTCCGGCGGAGACCCTGCAGGTGTTTGGCCTGCCTACAACCAGTTAGTAAAATTATTGGTCGGGTGTGGAAACAAGGTCGTTCCAGAGCATCACCATGGCGAGCTGCATGATTTCGCAGTCGTGAAGATGGTCGGGCCACTTT